GCTTGTGTTGGGTGAGACGGTGAAATCTGACGAGCTTATCGAGAAAGTTAGCAGCGAATTGGGAGAGACAATAAAATTGTTGACTTTACAAAAAAAAACGCTACAATTACGGCTACTGATTGAAGTAAACATGACACAGGGTGGTTTAGGCGACGTTTATGTTAGCAGCAATGTAAAAAAGAAGATGTAACGGTTACGGATAATCCCCTCTTTTTCGGGGGGCAATTTGAAGCCCGGATACCAGGAAGACGCTGAATGCGTTCTGGTTATCCGGGCTTTTTTGTTTATGTCGAAACATCGGGCAGACCGGCCATTGAGTCCGCAAGGGTAGCTCAAAATCCTACGGTTCCGAGGAAGGAGACAAAATGGGAGAGCAGGGCGCAACAGGCATTGGGGGAACAGAGTTTCAGACACAGGAAGAATTGGCCGCAGCTTTCTTGCAGGAGAAAGATCAGAGGGGCAATCTGGAAAAGAAACTCGGTGAACAGGGTTCGGAGCTGGGCAGTTTGCGGAAACAGACGGAAATGCTCACGCAGACCCTGAACAACTTCGCAGCAAAAGGCGGTGAACGCGAGAAAGAGGCTGCCCCGGCGATGGACTATGAGAAGGAGCAATCTTCGATTGAAAAGCAGATTGCAGAACTCGATCCCGCCGACGAAACTTATCAGCCGAAGTTGAGCAAGCTGATACGGCAGAGCAACTCGCTGACGGCACAGGCGCAGCATGAGAAGACCCTGAATGCCGCGAGCCAGGTGTTCAAGAAGGAACTCGACGATCGTGACGTAAAGGCCACGCAGAAGGCGTTCCTCGATAAGAACCCTGATTTTAACACGCCGGATATGCAGATGCGTATCAAGGAAGCGATGGCAAATGACCAGACCGGGATGCTTGACCCCCTCTCGTCATTTTATCAGATTCAGCGTGATGATGCGGCAAATGCTGTCAAGGCAGGAGAAGCGGAAAAGGCCGATCTGATGAAGCGTTTGAGCATTATCGAAGGAAGAAGCAACACCGGGACAGTCCTCACCAAAGGAATGAGTTCTTCCGGTGGACAGGGAAAACAAGAAGCACGACTTTCAGGCAAGGAAGCTGACGAGGGAGCCTTTGCTGCACTACGGGCGGCACGGGGTGAAGCGTAGCCGATCTGCCTTTACAAGAAAAGGAGATAAGCCATGTCTTTAATCAATCAACTGAATGCAACCACTGAATATTACTGGTTGAAAACAAAAATGGGAGACTGCGTTGATATCGTCTCCAAAGCGTCCCCGCTTTTGTGGAAGCTCATGGGCAACGCAGTCGCCCGTGATAACTGGCAGGTCAAGCCCCATGAGGTCGTTGATGGCGGCCTGATGGTAAAAATCCCGCTTGAGTATGCACAGTCCAATCGGGGCGGATACGGGGCGGATACCGTCATCAACCAGAGCAAGGTTGATATCCTTGATGCCGCAAGATTCGGGTGGGCCGGTGTTTACGGCTCCAACACCCTTAACCTCGATGATGTATCACAGAACAGCGGTGATGAGGCTGTAATCGACCTCTCGAAGAAATACATCCAGAGCATCATCAAAGCAGCCCGCATCCAGATGGCTGAAGATATCGTCACAGCCGCAGCGGACAGCACCAGGATTAACGGTCTCGGCGATTTGTTCAACACCAACGCGGCAACCGAGTACGGCTCCATTTCCGCCAATGATATCGCCAATTGGGCTCCGAGCGTTATCACCACACCCGAACCCATTTCATTTGAGGTGATGCAGAGCGTCTGGCGTGCGCCGAACATGGGCGAGCTGGACGAGTTTCTCCCCAATTTCGTAGTAACGACGCCGCTTCTGCGCGACGGATATGAGAGGTCGCTTCATCCGCAGCAGAGATACGCCAACACCAAGATGGTCGAAGCCGGGTGGGATAACATCACCCACAAGGGAGCCCCGATTGTCGGCGGAGCCTATATATCCACCGGTGACCTCTACGCGCTCAACCTCAACTTCCTGCACCTTCGCAGCCATAAGGATTTCAACTTCACCACTCCGGTGTGGCTGAACAAAGGCATCCTCGGCCAGCCCGATCTGATCTCGGCGAATACCAGGTGGCGCGGGAATCTGTACTGCTCCAACCGGAAAATGCAGGTTTACCATTCAAGTCTGACTCCCCCGGCGTAAGATTCGGGGCTTAACCCCGAAAGTCGGCATTCTAACCGGGGCTGGTCTTGTTGACGGCCCCTTAATAAAGGAGATTCATAATGAAAGACATATACATCAATCTTTACAGCGCAGGCGGAGCGGAAGATTATTACATCCCTGTCCCTGCACGCGGAACCGTCAAGTCGTGTAACGTCATCGCAAATGCCATAATGGTTGCAACCGGGACAATCATCATTGCAAGGGGAACGACTGCCGTCAATACCGCAACGGCCCCGGCTGGCAATACGGCGGCTGGCGTCGCCCTCGCAGGTGTCCCTGACGTTACCAACAAGGGTCTCGCGTTTGACCCGGCATCCGCGACGGTGGCCAATACCAAAATCAAAGTTTCTTTTGATGCCACCATCCTCGGCGGAGTGGCGAATGTGCTCCTGCACATCGTTTACGACGACTCGGCCTACGTTGTCCAGACGCCTCTGGAAGCGTAACATCACGCCTCCCCTTGTGTTAGCATGATAGCAGGGGGAGGTCTCTTGCACAAGGAGCCGAAATGCCAACGCTTTCAACATTAGTCAGCTCCATTGAAGATATCCTGCAAGACCCTGCCTACCCGCCGGAACGGTTGATAGACAGGATAAATGATGCTTTGCAGCATATTGCCGGGGGTATCCGGATGCCTGACGGGCAGACATCGCCGCCGTTGCCTGACCTCTATTCCTACGGCGTCGTGAACACATCCACAACGCTTCCTTATGTGTCGCTTCCGGCTGATTACCAGAGGAAGGTCTCTCTCGTCTATCTCGACGGAAAGTACAGGATAAACCCTCCACGGGGCGGTGATTACTACGCCTTCAAGCTGTTCACGAACCAGATAAGCAACAAAGGCTTCGCGGAAACAGGAACGATTTACCGTGTCGCCATCAAGGGGAAGAACATCTACTATCAAGGTATTCCGGCGGTGAGTACAACAATCGGCGTCCACTACTACAAGAAGCCGGACATTCTGGCTTTGGATGGGGATGAGCCGGAAGGGATTCCTGAACATTTGGCGGGGGGTTTGATAAAGCACTACGTCATTATGAACATCTTCGGTGAAGCGGTGGAAGACGGGCAGGACAATACCGGGATTGGCAACAAGTATCATGCCGGGAAGTTCTACGCCTACATGACTGACCTTCTCGACTACATCGGCATCGATGGGGAGCCGGAGTATTACGGAAGTGGTGGTTTTGAAGACAGAGGAGTTTGCGACTGATGGCTGAAATCAATGTTCGGGGCTTCGTGGGCCTGAACAACATAAAAATCGACGAAGGATTCTTTGCGAAAGGCGATGTCGCAGAGCCGTCCGTTATTCTCAACGCCGACGTTGATTCCGTTGGACGGCTCACAGTGCGAAAAGGGAAGGAACTTTACACGTTACTCCCCGGCGCACATAGCCTCTGGGCAGGGACTCTCTGCATGCTGGCGGTGGCCGATGGGAAACTCTATCGTATTGAAAATGCCATCGCAACGGAGATATCAAGCGTTGCGGGGCCTACTTACCCACTGAACTATGTCGAAGCGGAAGATAAGGTTTACATGTCCAATCCATACTGGCAGGGAGTTTTTGACGCCTCCTCAAACACCGTTTCCGCTTGGGGCATCCCGCTCCCCCCAGGGCCTATGCTTCTTGCAGGCGACGGGAATCTCCCTGCCGGTACCTATAACGTGACGATGACCAATGTTTCATCAAATGGCGAGCTGTCTGGCAACGGAGCTATATCCAGTATCACGCTGACTGCTGAGGGAGGGATTCAGATACTCAATCGTCCGGCAGGAACCTTCGTATGGGTAACAGATGCCAATGAGTACATCTTCTGTCTGAACGGTGAAGTGGATACAATCGTTGATGTCTTGTCTATCGAGCCGCTTCCGTCTTTTCTGTGCAGCCCCCCGCCGTTTATGGAGAATCTGTGTTACGCCTTTGGGC